GTACTTTTTCTGGCTCTGGTACTTTTTCTGGCTCTGGTACTTTTTCTGGCTCTGGTACTTTTTCTGGCTCTGGTACTTTTTCTGGCTCTGGTACTTTTTCTGGTTCAGGTTCAGGTTTAACAACTACTGGACGGTGCATAAACACTGGCATTTACTATAATAAAATATTTTATTTTAATGAAATAACCCAATAATTACTAAAAATAAATATCTTTAAAAAAAATAATTACATTATACCAAAGTATCATGGATACAGTCGCAAGAAATATAATAGCTTCTATGGAACAGAATATTTTTGACGTCCCTCGTGTTGACGCACAGATAAGAACAGAAGTTCCTTTTTTTAAAAAAATTTTACAGGAAAACATTCATAACAAAGAAGTTTTTCACGGCTATATAAATAAAATAAATGAAGCATGGGGTCATATACTAAAACAAAATTTTAAAAGACTCATATCACATTACAATGATAAATACAATATGGATCTTTTATTACAATTAGAAAAACAAAACGAAATGATTAAAATGGCCGACGAATACGATGCGCAAAGATTATTTAGCGACCTAGATGATTTATCTGTATCTGGAAGTATAGCTTCTCTTACAAAATCATTTAAGTCTAGTGGTATATCCAAAAAGCGACCATCTAAAAGACGTAACTAATCAAATAACAAATCTTCATCTGAATCAGAGTCTGCTTCTCCGAATCTTCCCGGACCTGAATTTACAGATGGTTTACCTTGAAATTCTGAAAATATAGGCCGCGAAACCATAACTGGCTTATCTTCTGGTGGACAATTTGGACGTTTTACATATCTTACATTTGTTACTCCTAGAGAATTGACATATTTTTCTGGTTTATAATCTCTTACATATTGTTCTCCAAATTGAATTCTCATGCGTTCTTCTATCTCTGGGATTGACATATCAGAAACTTTCTTGCTCTTCGGGGCACTAGAAACTACATTTGTTGTGTCAGAAATGTCCATCATATTAAATCTTTCTACGGGACTAGACTGCCCTTCTAACTCTGGGACAAGTAACATATCTTCGTCAAGATCCTGAGATCCAACTACGTCAAAACTTCCCTGAGAATCTGGAAGTATCTGTCCAGCTTCTTTTAACCAATCTGGTTCTTCATCATCTAGTGTACCAAAATAAGTATAACCCTCGAGTCTTATTGGATCGTAGATTTTACTTATTCTAATTGTTATATCTTGCGAAATACTTTTTAGAGCCTCATTTAATTCTTCTTGTATATTATTCGTTGGTGTATATAAACCAGCTTCAACTGCAGACTGTATCGCAGTCGTTATCTTCTTAAATTTACTATTTAATAATTTTTTATTAGTTGAGTCTTTTGTAAATGATAGTCTGCCATCTATCACAACTGTAGTTAAATGTAAAACTAAGTCTCCCTCGGATGCATAAACAAAAACTGGATACATCGTTAATCCACGTGAATATAAATTTGGATAACTTGTACTCATAACTTGTGATGATCCTTGTTGAATTTTAAGAGCTTTTAACATTGGTTCGGTTATCTGAACCTCGTCTAAACCCGCTGCGACCGGCGTTGGTTCAGGCGTGATATCAATAGTGGGTGCTGTAATTGGCAAAGGAGATACTAATCCACTGGACGGATAATCTGCAGCAACTTCTACAACTTCAGCCGGAGCTCCTAAGAAAGTTTCCATATTTTCTTCCTTTAAAAACTCAAAAATTTCACGATCTTCATCTGTACAGAAATCTTTGAATTGTGAAATTGCTACATTGTTTTTAACCCAACCTACGTCTCCTACATTAGCACCCGGTGTAACAGCTGTATCATCGTCTTCTATCTCCTTGAATTCATAGTATTCTACGCCATCCTTTGAAACAGACTTTATTAAGTAACCAGTTCCATTACATTTTTTACGATATTTATCTAAGAAAATCTTACCAGTGTCTCTCTTTGGTCTTTCCGGTGCAGGTCTTACAGCACCGGTTGGAAAAGGATCAGTAGAAGAACCTTCTCCTGGTTGTAATTGCTTTTGTGTACCATCGGGTAAAGTTATAGTTTGAATTGGACCTCCGCCTGCGGCTGCTGCGGCTATGGGTTCTTTGCCTTTTATTACAGATGTATCAGGAATACCAGACTGATCTAGACAACTTCTTATTTGATCTTCCGATAAGTTACTTAACATCCAGTTAATGATTTCCTCAGTTGTTTTATCTTCAAAAAATTTTAAAGTTTCTGCACTCATTTTATAATTATCATTACATTTTATTTTTATAAATTAATTACCTTTACCGGAGACGGTTTTTAATGTTTGATTTATAGATTCTGGATTATTTACTGCAATTTCAAGTAGCTCTTCTAGGTAAGACTCTGGATAAACATTATATCTATAAATTAAATCTAATACCTTTGCGTTTATTTTTTGCTTTTGTGATTCTTTATTGAATTGCTGTGCTATTTCTCTTTTAACTGAGCTAGACACTAAATTTTGTACTGATAATTGTTTTATACATTTAATTAGTTTCATTCTTTTAACTGGGTCTTCTCTAAATTTAATTTTTGAAGCACCTGTTTCATTAAAATAATTTTTACGAAGAACAGGCAATAGCGAATAATTTTGATACAACTTAGTTATGTATTCCCTGATTTCGGTTGATATTTCTAAGTTTTTAAATGTATCTGGAGATTTCCAAGGTTCTATATTTTCTTTAACATTAAGATCTATATTTATCATTGGTTCGGTAAGTATTTCTGGGTCTGGATACGGAATTAATTTACCAGTTTCGTCTTGACTAGACTCGGTGAATTTTATAGGGAAATCTTTGTTCGGAAAACTAAAATCTCTATTGTATACTTGTGTAAAAGTTACACTTTCTGGAATACCTTCTCGAATGTACATTCTTCCGTTAGAAGGATTTTTGTAGAATATTTGATATAAACCGGAGCCAGATGGTATTACGTGTTCTTCAAGGCGAATTATGTTTCCATTTTTATTAATTTCAGAGTCTATTGCACAACTTTTTAAAACTAATTCTAGTTCGTTGTTTATAGAATATTTCTTCAATGACGACATAAGCATCTTTTGATCTATTCCATATGTAGAAAGTCCCTGCCAATCTGGGTTTCCAATTTCTCCTAGAACTGCTGCAACATCCTCGTCGCGTGTACCTGATGTAGTAGGTAATACGCTATAATGTCTGTAAATGTCTACGTATTGATCATTTACGGGTAAGCTAGAATGGCTACAATAACGCGAAGCACGGGCTAAAATCTGTTCTATTCTAGACTCGTTCCACCATGGTTCTGTAATGTGTACTTGCTTTACATTTTTAAAAGAAACGCCTTCCATAACAGATCTAGTTCCTAAGATTACTTTTAATTGGCTACCGTCTGAATTAGCATTAGAATTAAATGTATTTCTAGCTTTCTTTATAAGTGTCCCATCGCGGTCTTTAGTTTTAGTTTCTGAACTCCAGATAAAGTATCTACCATTGCCGCGATCTTCCCTATCAAACTGTGTAAGTCCGCAAGCTTCTAATATTATAGCAAGAGGTTCTACGCCGTAAGTAAGCCAATTTGAAAAGATAAAAACAGGTCCCGAACTATTAAGTGTTAATTCAATTATAGATGCAAATTTAGCAGAAAATAGCTTTACATAGTTAATGACCTCTGTAGGTGTTTTAAATTTCATACCTATTAAATTAGATTTAAATGTCTGTAAGGCCTGTTTTTTCTCAGCTAATGTCTTATTTACAACCTCTCCTATTTTTGGAAGAAATATATTTGAGTATTGTTGTGTAGTAACATACATTCCAGAAACTTTGTCTTCTGATTCAGATTCATAGTTACCTAAAAGTACGTTTTCATAAGTACCAAGACCGTCTGCCTTCTTTCCAAAGTTTTTATCTTTAGAAACGTCAGACTTAAGAGCACCGATGTATTCTAGTTTGTGCTGAGCTGAAAATGTATGTTCCATCGTAATTAGTCTTTTATATGGATACGCATTTGGATTACCTCCTTTGAAATATGAAACATATCCAGAGCAAATGTATCTAATGAGGTCTTTATTAATTATACAAGAGTCCTCTGATATCCACATTTTACTACCACTTATTTGTACACAATCATCTCCGTTATATTGTCCAACGAAGAACTTATAAAAGTCTGATTTATTTATAGGAAATGGTACTCTTGGTCTAAGTAAGTTTATTGTAAGAGCAAGCTCATAAGGATTGTCGTAAATAGGAGTAGCGGACATAACCGCTATTCTTAACTTTGGGTGAAAGTAATACTTTATTGCGTTGTATAACTTTTTATAGAATATACCTCCTTCACTCACAAGTCTTTGAATTTCATCAATTATAAGAAGACCGTTTTCATGAAATAATGCGGTATCTTCTAAAAGTCTAGAACCCTTTATTAACTGTCCATCTTTTCCAGTTTTGTAAATAGATTCTATAAACGTTTGATGTGTTACTATTTCAAATGTTCTAATTATTTTACCACGAAGATCTTTTTGATAGTTGTCAAGTGCTCTTTTAAGTACTTTTAATTTATTTTCTTGATCTCTAAATAATTTTGCTGTAGCAGGCGTGCTGTCTCCGGAATCAATTCTTTCTTGGATATTGTTTAAATTATTTTGTTCTGTTTCATATTGTCTTAATCTAGCAATAAGTATAGAATTCTGAGCCTGTGATACATAAAAGTCTCTTTCTACTTTACCTCCGTTGCGTACTAAACAAAAAGAAGGACAAGAGAAGAATTTACCATTTCTAATTTCCCCTGCTATTTCTTCATAGTATTGATCTACAAGAGGCGCTGGTACAACAAATAAAAGTCTTTGGTTGCTTGCATTTTTTAAAGCTTCTCCAACTACTATAGATGTACAAGACTTACCGGAACCAAGACCATGAAAGATAAGCATATTATTAAAATTAGAACTTGGTCCCATAATCTGTCCCATAAATTTTTGCTGAGGAGCAAGAGACATTTCTACAGCTTTACATATTTCATTATTCGATAATTGTATGTAATCGTCTTTGAACTCGAAAGGAGAATTTTCTGGAAAAGCTTCGCTGGAGTATTCCCGTGCTATAAATTCTAAAAGTTCTTTATTATTGAACTTTTCTACATCATCTAAGTTTTCGAATGTCTTATTATCACAACTAATCGCATACTTTTCAGCATCTTCTGGATTTTCATAATAATATTGCAAACAAGCCATGTTATATTATTATGAATATACATTTATTTTTTAAAAATTTACCTATGTTTAGATTCTTTTCTCAGACATACAATATGAATTTAATTGTATTTCTTCATATCGAATCTGAATGTAATTGTAATTTACTTACATTTTTCTACGAGAGCCTCATCCGAAACGAGACTCTTCTTCCTTCGAGGGTCATCCGAATTTAGAACTGTGTTTAGTCTTTATCCTTTCTAATTCATTCATTAACCGAGTGTAAGATTTATACATATACCCCCGACTTTTGGATTTATACATAATTTTTATACCTATTTTCTTCGCACGTAATTGCAGATTCTTAAATAAATTTGCTTTCTTTTCCATTTCTTTGCGTGTTAAATTTAGTCTTTTTCCTTTAGAGCTTAATTTTGTTACATTTATACCAACGCTCTTTAATTTATTTTTAAGTTCTTCATTGGACATACTGCTTAATTTGTTAGATTTTTTACCAAATTGATTTCTTCCTCGTTTTCTTTGACCAGCCATTATTAATAACTGACCAGCAACGGATTGTCTATCAGCCTCGTATTTAGTCATATATACTCCCATACCTGTTATTAAATTTTCTTTTGTACCTATATTTTCTATAAACGAAGCTTTACTGAACAGGGAGCATATCTTAGTGCTTAAAATGTCTGCAGATATAAATATTTTTTGATTTGTAGGTATATTTAAGTAACTTATTATTTGTAAAAAATCTCCCAAGGTCTTAGCAATAGAATATTTATATATTATCTCCATTTTATTAACGCCGGCCAAAGACGATTCTGTTTTCATTTTATTAACAAGGCCTTTAACGCTATTGTTGGCGGTGCTTCCTACTTTTTCATTTGTCACAGATACGTCAATGTCCTGTGTAAAATATTTGGATACATTTAATCTTACAACAGCTGAAGTATCGGGTACTAATTTCAAGGAACATTTTACTACATCATAAATATCACATTTTACATCAAAAGTTGTATCGTTTATACTTGAACGTAAAAATTTATTTTCTTTTAGAGCTTTTTGTAATTTATCATCATTTGCTGCATCATAAATACTTGATATATCTTCGTCTAATTTGATATCGTATGTATTTGGACAATTACTGTTTTTTAATCTTGCCTCCATTAAAAGACTGCTATATATAGGTATCATATCAATAGGGTTTTGCGTTGCGTCTACCTTTAGAATAAAATCGATACCTGGAATAGTTGTTGTACCTGTATTAGAAAAATTTATTATTTTAACCATTCTTGTTATGCCATAATCCCCGGTACAATCTCCATAACCAATTTCATTAAGTGGTACAAGATTTAGTCCTAGATAATTTAATATTTTATTTACTGTTTCTTTAGCAATTGTGTCTGAATTAAAGTAAGTATTATCACCCGATATTCTATGACCAGAATAATTTATTAAAGATTCGCATAGGCCGTCTAATCCTGGCATAACCCGTGTTAAATCTAATGTAACTGCAGCTGACATACCTTTTCTAAATAATTTCTTTTCATTGTCATCTAGATCTCTACCGCGAGCTGCCATAAAATCGTGTGCCGCATCGCAGCCTAATATTATTCTTAAAAGTCCATAAAATACCTGTTTTTTTGAAGGCACTGCTGTTTGTGACTTCAAATCCCATCCTTGGTCATCTGGAAAGTCCGGCAGTATATTATAACCAGCAAATCTATTAATATATGCGTTGTATAAATCTATAGTTACCATTTAATAAATAACATATATTTTAATTAATTTCATAATTCCAATCTAGATAGTACCTTAGTTGACCCGGGGTATTAAGGTCTGTATATTTAAAAAATACATACGCAGTGTCCGTTAAATTCTTTACTTCTTCTTTAAACTCTTTAAGAGTAGAATTATAATCTATGTAATGTGGATTTTCTATTATTATTCTACAGTTGAATACCCTTTTAGAATGTAATAGCTCAAATAAAGAGATGTACATGGGTCCTTCGTCACACCTCAGTCCATCTGGGAAATACCCTAAGTAGAAAAAGTTAGCGTTAGTATAAATATTAGAAAGTCCTCTCATATTAAAATAATCCATGTAATAATGTTCATCGAATTCTGGAGTATCTTCCGCTGATATGTACATTAACCAATTATAAGACCAGCTGGCAGCGTTTAAATTGGTTAAAAGTTTTAATGAACCTCCCGAAGGAGGTTCTAATGAATGTATCAAATCCGTATCCAAGAATAATCTAGCTCTTGCGGGTACATTTGGTTTATATACTACATTGTTTGGCAATGGTACAATAAAACTTAAAATAGCGATAATAAGAAACATATTAATTAATCCTTAGAAATTGTTTCTAGAATTGAAACCACTTTATTTATAGTTGGTATGCAAACATTTACAACTTGGGATATCTTTGCTTTTGAAGGTTGCTTTAGCTTTAATTTATGTTTTACCACAAAGAATAATATCCCAGCTGTTATAGACTTTGGTGTAACTGAGTCTAATTTATCTAAACAGTCGGTGTATATTTTGTTGCACGTGTGTATAGTTTTAAAAGGTAATTCAAGGGCGTTGCAAAACTTTACAAAAGTGTCGTTTTCTTTAATGTCTATTTTCTGTTTTCCTAGATAGTTATAAACCCCATGAGTTTCCATTATCTCCAGATAAATTTTCTCACCTTTTAGAAATCCTTTTTGATTTCCTTCTGTGTTGTCTATAACTTTTTGGCGATCTACTGGAAGATTATTATGAATACAAGCATAATATAAACATGCCGAAATAAGGCCATTTCTTACAGAAGCTCTCGTAAGTTTTCCAGATTCCATGCAAACATGCCACATGTCTTTAGCTCTAGGTAACACACTTTGGTGAATACCTATTACAGATATGTAATGATTCAATTTTTCTGATATTTTCCAGAATGTTTTCTGCTTATGACTAAATGTTTGTTGTAAATGTATTCTCATTATTAGACTGTTTTTATAAAACCCAGGAATACTTCCTCCTGTTTCGTAAGGGTTGTCTGATACGTAAAGATCTGCTCTCTGAGAATTAGCACTAAATGCTCCATCTTCTGTTTTATAATTATTCCATTCACAAGATTCGCAAATTCTACTATTTACAACTAAACCACAATCTATACAAATTTCGCTACCCTCTTTTTGATCACGCAAGATATTTAAATGATGACACTCTTCTGAAATGTTATTTTTAGTATTTTCTTTTTCTAGCATATCTGAAATCTGGTCCCAAATGTCTTCTGGTAGAATGTCTGTCATCACTAAATAGTGTATTCACGATTACATAATTTATGAAATATCTTAATAATAATATAAAAACGTAATATTTGCGCGCAATAATTTAGTTTTTAAATTATAATTACATTAATAATAATGGACGAAATAATTATATTAGAAAGAGAAGGTTATAATATAACTTTAAATCCAGAGAAAGAGATGTTCACGGTTAATTTAATAGCGGATGTAGTATACGACGAAGAAGGATTTCAAGAATTTTTAAAATATTTTAACAACACTTGGTTATACATTAAAGACAATTCTTTAACTTATTATTTATTTATAAATCTTGGAATCTGTAAAAAAGAAAATGAATTGCCTCTCCCTGCTTACATTAAACTAATAAAAGTAATAACAGATCTTAACGATCTAATAATTAAACACTGTCATTGTATAAGCATATTGACAGAAGGATCAGAAAAATGGGAAAATGCTTACAACTTAATAACTAAGTTATGGAACCCTCCTGAACAAAGGCCTTTAAAATTTACCCAGTCTCAGAATGAAGTTGATTTATTCTTCAAGTCAAACAGGCTTGTAAAGTAAATTTGCGAAAAAATATGAATATTAAGTATATAATGTATAATTTAATTACATTTAAACATGAAGATTATTACGTGGAACGTCAATGGTATTCGCTCTCGAATTTTTAATGAACAAATTAGTTCTAAACTCAAGAAGAATGAACTAATTTGTCCACAAGAATCTAGTCCTATGAAAAAGCTTATAGATGATTACTCTCCAGATGTAATATGCATACAAGAAACTAGATGCGGTTTAGAAAATGCTAAAAAGATATCTATTCCCGGTTATAAATCTTTGTTCAATGAATCTAAACTTGACGGGGCTAGAGCTGCAAATAGATATTCGGGGACTGCTGTTTTCTATAGAGAAAATATGAACGTTCTAGAAATTTCTACAACTTTTCCAGGATACGAAGACCCAGAAGGTAGAGTTATAACAATTACATTTGAATCTTTTACTTGTATTACAGTTTATGCACCGAACAGTGGTACTAATTTTGACAACAAGATTTATTTTACGGAGGCTATGATTGATTATTTAAATAATATAAACGGACCTGTTGTATTTTGCGGAGATCTCAATGTTGCAGTTTCAACACATTTTGATAAAACATTAGTAGCCGAAGGTCCTGGGTATTACAAACATGAACTTGAATTTTACACAAATTTACAAGACATTGGATACATAGACGCTATAAAAGATGATGACATCGTTTACACATGGTGGGACCCAAGAGCTCGCAAAGAAAATGGAATTGCTGCTACAAGAAATAGAAACAAAGGTTGGCGACTTGATTATTTCTTTACTAAGAACTTTAATTCTAATCAAATTGCCAGTAAATGTTTAAAACACATCGGTGAAAATAACGAAAGTTTACCCTTGGCCAGTGACCATGCCCCAGTGTTATTAGAAATTAAAAATAATTTTACACAACCTTAATTGCCGAAAACCATCTGTACACCCTTTGTAACAGGGTTCTTACGTACGAGAGCAGAGGCACGGGATTTTACAACACCGCCATACTCGTCATAAACCTGCATTAGTACATAAATTGTAAATACTAGAGCTACAGCTAGATTCATCCACCACAAGCTTGAAGCGATTAGTCCTTCGCCGCAATCCTTCGACTGGCAGCAGCCCTTACCGTCCTTTGCGGCAGCTAGTTCATTAAGAACCGAAAAAGTCATCCAGGCTGATACTGCAACAATCAAAGCCATAAAGAAATTCATTTTATTTTAATTATTATAAATATTTTATTTTAAAATGAAATGAATTTTTGTCTCCTAGGAGACTATAATATTTATTTTATTTAGTTAATGTCGTTCATCCAAAAGTCTCTCGGTTTATAACCGGATATCTTTGTATACATTTCTTGTGTATCCTTTTGTTTATTTGTAAGTTTTTCTATCGTGTCTTCACTGAATGTGTGTATTTTCATGTCTGTTAGATATGTGTAGCTATTTTCTAATTTGATGTATTTTTTATCTTCCAATTGTTTATTTATGTGGTCAAGTTTTTGACGAAATACTTTGATGTTTTCATCTATTACATCATTTACAAAGTTTATTTTTGCTGTTAGGATGTCCAATTCTGATTTTAGTTTATTTACTAGATTATATTGTCTCTTAATGTAGTATTCATTCCTGATTCTCCAGAAATGATATATTATTTCTTCTGGGCTTTCCATTTTAACTATTTCATTTTTCTCATTGAATACATACATATTCTTAGCAGATACATGACTTACTAATTTAAGCTTCTTTTCTATCTCGCGATTATCTTTCCATTCATAAACAGTCTCTAGTGGCATTTTAATTTCGAAATGAACTGCTGACTCCGTAGACATATTTTTGTAACCATAGATTGTATTTTCTGTTTCTAGTTTATCTAGGAATGTTTTATAATCCTCGGTCCATGTTCCAACTGGAAGCTCTGTAACAGTTATTACATTTGCTTTTATTGCGTAAATACCATGTGTTGTCCACTTATTTTCTTCAACCTTTTTAATTGTTCCTGTAAAACCTTTATACCACGGTGTTAGTTCTTCGATGTCTGAATCTTCATCTTCTACAAGTCTTAGAAGACGATCTTTGATGTCATCTGGATTGAAACATGGGATATCCGTAGAGAAACCAGTTCCAATACCACATGCCCCGTTTATTAGAATGATAGGCAATGTAGGAACATAGAACTTTGGTTCTATAGATTGACCATCGTCATCGAGGTAATCTAGTAGATCTAGGTCATCATTATTGAACAGTTCTTTGAAGTTCTTAGACAGTTGTGTGAATATGTACCTCGGACTTGAAGAATCTTTGCCTCCAAGAAGTCTTGTTCCAAACTGTCCAACTGGTTCAAGAAGATTCATATTGTTAGAACCAGTGAATGTCTGTGCAAGATTTATAATAGTATCTTGAAGACTTGCTTCACCATGATGATAACTTGAAACTTCAGAAACATAACCAGCCAATTGAGACACCTTTATTTCTGAATAAAGTTTTCTTTTGATACAGGCAAATACTATTTTTCTTTGTGAAGGCTTTAGACCATCCACGAGACTCGGAATGGATCTTACATTGTCTGCTATAGAAAATAGGACAAGTTCTTTGTTAATTAGATCTTTGATATTTACTTTTTTAATATTGTAATCTAGTGTTTCGGGACTCTTGATGTTGTTAAGAATCCATTTTTTCCTAGCATCTGCTTCTGTCTTAGTAAATGCTAGATTAAGATATTCTTCGTCTTCTTTTGATTCATTTTTATAATTCAGTGTTTTCATTTCTTTAAAGTATTCCTTGGCTTCAGTTGAAGTGCTAGTACCAAGACCCTTATAGTACTTCACCTTGAAGCCTGAGATGTCATTTTCGCTCTTGTATTTTTTATAATCTTCTACGTTATAAAACGGGATGATCTGAGATCTCTTTGACAACTTAATTACAGGTGTTACTAAAGATGAAATAAAATCAGTCTTGAGAAGTTCTGGCCAACCGTTTCCGATGAAGTTTACTATAAGACTTTTGATGTGGAAACCATCTGTGTCTGCGTCTGTCATAACCATAATTTTACCATATCTTAGTTCAGAAACAGAAGAATACTTCTTACCACTCTGAAGACCAAGAATTTGTTTTATGTTATTAATCTCTTCGTTTTTAGAAAGCTGTGAGTAAGTAGCTGTTCGTGTATTTAGAAGCTTACCTCGAAGTGGAAAAACTCCATATGTATCACGCCCAACTACAGAAAGACCAGAAATAGCAGTAGCCTTTGCTGAGTCTCCCTCTGTAAAAATAATAGTGCACATTTTTGAATCTTTGGTTCCTGCTTTATTTGCATCATCCAACTTTGGAATGATAACTCTGCTTGTTTTCTTGCCATCTGTTTTCTTCAAAGACTTCTTTTCTATTGCATCTGCGATAGCAAGAATATTTTCTACGATTCCCATTTTAGCAATTGATGTAATAAAATCATCAGATGCCGTGAATCTGCTACCAAAATCTGAAATCTTGGTAATATTCTTTTCTTTTGTCTGAGATGAATAAGTTGCGTTTTCAATGAGACAGTTTATAAATACAAAAAGATTATCTTTGATGTATTGTTGCTTAATTGTTAAATTTTTGTGTTTTTCTTGAATAATTTCTGTTACCTTTTTGATTATTGGATTAATTACATGATCAACGTGTGATCCTCCGTCATAAGTACTGACTCCGTTTACAAACGATATGCATTGAAAACCAGAATCTGACGGAGCTATACCAACTTGCCAACGAGAAGTCTCTTGTACAACCCGTGGACAAGTTTTCTTAGGTCCAATGTAAGCCGAAATGTATTCGGAGAAGTCTTTGATTGTTAGTTTTTTATCATTAAGGTACACATTGACATCTTTATTTGTAATTGCACAAATGTCAAATACGCGCTTTGATAGTATATCAAGAGTGTTGTCGGTGATACCGGTTGTCCCAAACTTTTGAAAGTCTGGTTTAAATGTAATCTTGGTGTACTCGCTCTTAGAAGTAGAAATTTTTGGTTTATTGATCTTGCTGAGATTGTTCTCAAACGTTTGAGTATACTTTTTGCCATCTTTTGCTGTTTCAACAGTGAAGTACTCAGAAAAGATAGCGGTCAATTTTGCACCCAAGCCGTTAAGACCACCTGTTGTTCTTTTTTGAGAGTCATCATAATTGCTAGACGTAAGAAGATTGGCGAAGATTAATTCTGGAACATAAACTTTATACTCTGGGTGAATCTCAATAGGAATTCCAGAATCATTGAAAATAGAGATTTCATCATTTTCGATTTTAACCTTGATGCATTTAACAGACTTATTCCTTTGGACTTCGTCTGCTGCGTTTACCAAGATCTCATCAAAGATTTTAAAAATCCCCGGATTCCATTTACAAGTCTTAAGTTCAGCTTTATTATCAGTTATTATCCAGCAATCACCGGTTGTGCACTTCGTATCACCGACGTACATACCAGGTCTTGCTAGAACATGTTCTATTTGCGAATACTTTTTGTAGTTCTCCGCCATGATAACTGATTATAAAATGAACTAAATTTTTAAACCAATTATTTTTTTGTAAAATTTTGCATCGAGATTAGGCCGCAGCTTCTTTTAGTTTTTCAATAATTTCAAGAATTTGATCTAGTGTCCTGACTCCCTGAAATCTTGTAGTACTATTTTTATATTTAATTATTGTATCCGGAACTGTGTAAATCTTATTATCCATAAAAAAAGAGTTAAAGTCTTCATTTTCAACTGATATATGATAAAGCATACTATCTGGGATAGACATAAGAATTTTATCAAGTTCTACACAAGGGATGCACCATTCTGCTCCAAATTTAAAAAATAATACTTTTTCTCCAAAATTAATGCTGTTAATAGAATTATAACTAGAAAGATCTTTGATTGTAACTCCCATTTTAATTTAATATAAAGTATTTTTTTAAGTTTGTAATTGTTATTTTAAATTATATCCATTTATAATAAATGACAGCACTAGATTTTTACACATTAGATCTTACAACATTAGTTATAATTTTACTAATTGCATTGACTGTTTTTATGCTTTTGAATTACATTGATAAAGAAAAAGATGATAATTTCACATTTAATATATCCGTGTCTATAGTATCTGGAATAATTGTAAGCTTGTTTTATTCATATGTAACTATAGAACCTGATGAAATATTAAAAACAAATTATTGGGACTAATTCGTTTTTTAAAATAATTATACAGTAATATAATATGTCGATATCGTTATCAAAATTCAATCCAAAAAAAATTGAAGAGAGACGACTATCTGGTTCTGGACCCGCTACGTGCGTTTTTATTGGAAAAAGAGGAACTGGTAAAAGTACATTAGTTGCAGATATATTATATCATCTTAGACGAATTAATGCCGGTGTAGCAATATCGGCTACAGAAGATGGTAATGCGTATTATTCAAGTTTTATACCAGATATATTAATACATTCTGAGTATAAACCAGAAATTATTCAACAAGTTATAACTCGTCAAAAAAAGGTAATAAATGGAAATAAAAAGAATACAGACGGAGATGTTTTTGTACTCTTAGATGACTGTATGTATGATAAAAGAATGATAAGAGATACTAATATACGAGGTATCTTTATGAATGGTAGACATTGGCGTATAACTTTTATGCTTACTATGCAATATTGTATGGATTTGCCACCGGATTTAAGAGCAAATATAGACTACGTTTTTATACTTAGAGAAAATATAATTCAAAATCAAGAAAAAATTTACAAGAATTTCTTTGGTATTTTTCCACACTTAAGCATTTTCCAAGATGTACTAAATAGTTGTACAGAAGGTTACGACTGTTTAGTTCTGGATAATACATCAAAAAGTAATAACATTCAAGATTGCGTTTTCTGGTACAGAGCAAAACCAAATAGAAATTTTAAAATAGGATCAAAAGAGCTTTGGAAGTATTGTCAAAAAAATTATGATGAAAAGAAAGCCAAAACAGTAGAAGAATACGATCAAAAGAAATTGAAGAAAAAGAATACCCCAAGCGTAACTGTTAAAAAATTAAAAAAATAAAATAGGTTGATCTTCTTTATTTATGTACATATTCTTTAGTGTGTAATAATTATGTCTCATCTTTTTTTTCTTTTGAAACAATGTTCTTTTCTTCATTCTGTTGAAATAAAATAACTTATTAATTTGTTCAAAACTGATAAGTTTAGTTATTTCATAAAACATTTTATTTACATTGCAAAAGTTTACATTATCATGTAAAGTTCTATTTTTGATAATGATGTATAAGATATCGGGATCGTCCATTTAAATTATAAATTATTTTTTAATTATTAATAGTTCGCATTTTAATTTAAAGTTACTTTATATATAAAAGTAAACTTAAATGCATAAAATTAATAAATTGTTAGAAATTCCTCAATATGAACAAAGGTCTGATATGTGGTTTAAACAACGTGAAAATAAACTTACTAGTTCTGACGCGGGTACTGTTTTAGGTCTTAATCCGTATCAAAAACCACACGAAGTTCTTTTTAAGAAATGTGGTTTTGATCCAAAGCCTTTTGTTGGAAATATTGCTACAAGACATGGACAAAAATACGAAGATGAAGCCATAGATAAATACTGTGAACTTACCGGACAAGTAAATTATAATTTTGGCCTTATAGCACACGAAGATGTGTATCATAATAAAGATTATTATTGGATGGCAGGGTCTCCCGATGGAATAGCTATCTCTAAAACAAATGATGAAGCAGATCCAGTTCTTTTAGAAGTAAAGTGTCCATATAGAAGAAAAATTAAGTTTGGTAAGATTCCTGAGTATTATTTACCACAAGTTCAGCTTAATCTTTTTATTTGCGATCTTAGGGTAGCAGATTTTATAGAATATCTCCCACCAGATACAATGAATATAGTAAGAGTATATAGAGATCAAAAGTGGTTGGATAAAAATATACCAATATTACAAGAGTTTTGGAAAGAAGTAGAACACTATCGAAACAATGACATTAAATTACATCCAAAATTTCCAAAGCAAAAAAGAACTCTTGATTTAACATCTGATGAACCAGAAGAAGAAAATATTCTACTTGACTATGCATTTAGAGAATAAAGATACGTTGATATTTTACAAAAAAAGATATTACTTAAAAGAATAGAATATACTACATTAATAAAATGGGTATTCGCGGACTAAATACCGTTATTAAAAAGTGGGCACCAGATGCCATCCAGACTTGTGACATCTCAAAATACAGAAATTCAAAAGTTGCTATAGACTGCAGTATTCTTCTTTATAAATTTAAATATGCATCGAGGGTTGAAAACTCTCATCTCATAGGAATCGCAAATAGAATTAAGTTTTATCTTATGAATGGTATACTGCCAATTTTCGTATTTGACGGAATCCCGCCAGAAGCAAAAAGAGTAACACTTGACAAACGCCAAGCTACAAAAGAAAAAATGTATGTTAGGCTGGAAGAGCTTCGAGCAAAAGAACCAGAAACCGAAGAAGAAAATAAAACTATTAAAGAAGAGATAGAAAAACTATTGTCTCAATTAATTGTAATTAAAAAATCACATGTCGAAGAAAGCAAAGAACTTCTTGAAAAATCTGGGATTCCTTATTGTACAGCCCCAGAGGACGCCGAAAAATACTGTGCATTTTTACAGAAAAACGGTCTTGTAGATTATACGGTAACTGATGATACAGATGCTAGTACATTTGGGTGTCCTATAATCCTTAAGACATCTATCAATAAAAATATAACAGAGATAAATACGGATGTAATTTTGCAACAATTTGAAATGACCCGTGATTCTTTTGTGGATTTTTGTATTCTTTCTGGTTGCGACTATACCGATCCTATACCACAGATAGGTCCAATTACAGCATTTAATTTAATCAAAAAGCACGACTCAATCGAAGAAATTCTTAAAGCCTTAAATAAAGAAGCGCCAAATTTTAATTACATCGTTTCTAGAAAAATTTTCAAAGAATTTGATTACGAGATCCCAAATAAATTTGAAAAAATTAATGTAGACAAAAAAATACTATTGGATTTTCTAAATTTGCACAATTTTAAAGAAAATGTTATTTCAAAATTTATTAAAATTTTATTTTAATTTTTTTGAATTTAATTTTATTTTTTTTCTTTTGTTTATATTAAAATAAATATGAGTTTGTTAGAAGTTTTCTTCGGTAAGAAGCGCCGTGCGCGCAAGGCCAAGAAGTCGCCTGGTCGCCGCCCAAAGCGCGGTCACTACGTTAAGTCGCTACCAAAGTCGCGCGCGTTCGTAACTGTTCGCGGTCGCAAGCGCAAGCTCCACCGCGGTGCCAACGGCGGTCTCTACTATCGTACCAAGTCTGGTCGTCACTACATCGATGCGAAGGTTCTCAAGCGCCGTGGCCACCTTCTCTCGCCAAAGAAGCGCCGCGTTCGCCGTGCCGTCAAGAAGCTCCGTAAGAAGCGCCGGAAGCTCAAGATGACCAAGGCTGCTATCGCGGCCCGTCGTGCCTACCGCCTCCGTAAGAAGCGCATGTCTCGTTTCGGCATGTGGTAAATGAGGTAAATGAGGTAAATG